GTTCCAAAAGGTTTTAGAACCTCTAAGACCAATTATCGATCCAATTGCAAAGAAAGCAAAAGAAGTTGGTGAACTTATATTTGAAAATCTTAAAAAAATTCCTGGATTTGAAAAAGTACTCAAGTTCTTAAAACAGAAGGGCATTGATGGACTTGGTGCTGTTGCAACAGCAGGAAAGAAATTAGGAAACCGTGCTGGTACAATTATCCCCGTTGTTGGTGGTCTTGTTAACCTTGCATTTGCTTATGACAGAGCAGCAAACGGTGACTCTATTGGTGCATTACTGGAAGGTACTTCGGGTATCTTGGATATTGCTGGTTTGTTTACTGGAGGTACAACCAGTGGCGTATCCATGCTCATTGATGGATACATGTTTGCTCGTGACTTTATTCCTCAACTCCAAGAGGGTGAAAATGCAGTAATTAATAGACTTGGTGTTGGTGGATTTAAGAGCCAAATTGATGAAGTATTAAGCAAACTTCCCAATATTGGTGAAATTATCAATACACTCACGGGAAGGGGAAATGATACTGGAGAAACGGGTGATGCTCCTCCTCAAAAAGCAGCAGGTGGTGTTGTTTCTGTTAGTCATCCTGATACGGGCAGTGGATATACTGTAGAAGGATTAAAAGATGAGCAAGGAAGACCTGCGGTATTTTCTAGAGGTGGTGCAACTGCATTCGGTAAAATGATGCAGGATTCTAACGGTATTGTTAAAGGTTCTGATATTGCTAGTAGCAAGAGAAGTGTTTCTAAAAACGCAGCAGTTGGTGGAGTTCCTAATTCCAATCACCTATATGGAAATGCTCTGGACATTCATGGAGGTTCTCAGACTTGGATGAGAAGTCATGGACGAAAGTATGGTTGGATTGTTCAGGATTATGCAGGTTCTCATGGTGGTCACTTCAATTATCATGGACCTGGGTCTC